CCAGGTCTCATACATTGTTGTAAGAATGTTAATCTAGAATTTAAACCTTCAGGTGTGATTGAGTGAAATGCAGGATTAAAAAATTTGAATTTTTGTTTTATTCCGTTATAAATCATTTCATCAGAATCTTTAATCATATCAAAGTAATTACACTCAGTTAATAATTTTCTACCTAATTTTTTTGTTAGTTCTTTTTTTCTTTGTGATGTTAATTGTGTTGTTCTTTCAGTTCTTGTTCTTGTTACTGTCTCGGGTGTTTGATTTTGTGAGCCCCCATTTGGTGTCTGACTGACAAAAGTATTATTAGTTTCTACTGGTTGTGGATTAGTCTGAGTATTAGATTCCAATTCAACATCATCGTTCACTTCAGATGTTAAATAACTTGTATTAGTATTATTAGTTTCTTGTGATGCGTTAAAATCCGCATCTACAGAAGTACTTCCATCTCCATTTGCTCCACTATTTTCTACGTTATTTACATTAGAGTTGTCATTACCCGTATTGTTTAATGTGTTATCAACAGAGTCAAGTATTTCAACATCAACAATTCTAACTCTTCTACACGCCATTGCGTTTACTGAGGACACACCTTCACTACTATTATTTTTAAATGATTTAGAACAATCAATATATTTGTATGGGTCTTGGTCTAACTTGCCCCCCTCACCTTGATAAGTTTGAACTTTTACTACAATGCTTCCGTCTTGAGCATAATCCCCAATTTTTTTAGAACCTGCTGGTTGAGCATATAACCACTGTCTAACACTATCCCCCCTTCTTGTTGATAGTTTTATATTATAGTCAGGATTGTGTACCGATGATGCAGTACCTGACAAACTAAATTTAACTTTTTTTCCTTGTGATAAAGCGTCCCCAATTACAACGGCCAATTTTTTTGCGTCATTAAATTCACTATCAATATAATTAAAAAACTCACTAACTTTATCTTTTCTTGCATCTATAAATGAAGATAGATATTGAGTTTGTGCTGCGGGGCTTAAATTCTGAATTTGTGCTTGTGTAAATTGTGCATAGGTAGCGTCATTATATTTAAAAATAAAATTTCTAGCCTTAGTAAAAGTCTTACCAAATAAGTCTGTTCCTCCTGTTTCTAAATAACCTTGTTTAAGTGCTAAATAATCCTGATAAACTTCATCAAAAGGTTTATTGGCTTGTAATGGGTCAAATACACCATTTACGGTTTTTTGTCCAGGATAATCATTATGGAAATAAAATCCAATATCTTGTAAATTAGGTTGTATAATTGTCGGAGTAAATGTAGGTGCCGGAGTTGCGGTAGGTGTTGGTGATGGAGTTGGTGGTGGCGTAGTAGTAGGTGTTGGTGATGGTGTTGGTGATGGTGGTGGTGTTGTAGTGGGTGTTGGTGATGGTGTTGGCGTTGGTGATGGTTGATTACACGGTTTTCCAGTTAGTGTGACTGTCCCGTCACTTGCGTTTGTAAAATAAGGTACGGTATTTTTTTCAACGCAAACAGTACCAGTCGCACCACTTAATAATGGTGTTGAAGTCAGTGTTGTTTGCCCGCAACCTGTATAATTTATAGTTGTGGCACTATTTCCTACAGCATAATCGTATTGTAAACAAGGGTCCGGTGGTAATGGTGGTATTGGTGGTGGAATTTTTGTAATAAATTCAGTTTCTGTTATTTCTCTAACTAAAACTTGAGTTTCAAAAATTTCTTGAGGTGTGAATGTTACCCATTTTTTAATTAAGTCATATATATCATACTTTGTACATCCCGCAATAAATGAATCTATTACTTGAGTAATTGAACCTTCACCTTCTCTTTCTAATTCCCTATCAACCAAAACATTCATTACTGATGGGTGGTCAACTAAAATCTTAAAACTAATGTTTCCCTTTCTTGAAGTATTTGTGTAAGTATATATTGGCTCAGGCCTTCCTAAAAATGTATTGTCTTGCCATCCTGTTTGTATATTTTCGTCGAATGATAAATCATAAGGAGGGAACCACATAATTCTACCCCCATTCGGTCCTTTTTCACAAGTTGGTAAATCCTCATATGTAAATCCAGGAGTATTTGATGTTCTCCAAGCCAAATTTTCTAAAGAAAACATATATTTTTTTACCTTATCTTTTCCAAAGTCTAAACTACTTGAACTTGCATCACTATAAGGTACAATATTTAAGTTATATGTATTTGTTAATACCGAGTCAGGATATTTTCTAATGTTACCATCTGTTTTTTGTAATTCTCTATATGTGTAATAGGGCCTATCCTTTGTAAACACTCTACAATATTCATATCCAACTGGATTTTCTGATTGTTCACCAACTGAAGTTTTTGTTGAATATCTTACAACTCTTGAACCTTTAGTTAATTCTTGATAACCATCATTAAAAATTTTAGAAACTTGATTGATTGCGTTTCCTACGTGTTCAGTTTTGTACTGAGATTTGTTACCTGCATCAACTAATTTTTGAGTTGTGTCTAATAATGAGCCAGGTGTAAAATTGTATGAACTTGAGTCGTCTTCTCTATAACTTGGTGGTGTTCCCCATTGTGTTAAATCGGCACCTCCTCTTTGTGGTAGTTTTCCAGGTTTAGTATAGTTATCGCTGCTTGTCCATGTAAATCCTCCAAAAACTGTAGAATTTACTAATGTGGTTCCCTCTTTATCTGCACCTGCACTATAGTAGTTTCGACTATTGATTCCAAATTTGGTTTCATTTAATTGATTTGTTTCATAATCCTTTCCTAAGTTTGAGTAGGACAAAACAGGACCATAAGAAGATGCATTCTTATTGTACTTTGAAAGTGGTAACTCTGAAGCGTCAGGTGTTACTAATTTTGTAATAGAGCTTTTATTATCGCCTATGTAAAATTTTGGCTGTGGTGCAAGTAAACTAAGTCCTTTACCGTAGTCAGGTCTAAAATAGTTATATGATAATTGTTGAAATATTAAACTTCTTGTTGGAATTGATGTATAAGTCATCAACAATTCAGACGAATTATTATTTGCAGGTTCTTTGTAGTTAAAAATGGGACCACCTTGACCTCCTAACGCAGAAAGTGTGTTTTGTAAAAAAGTGTTTTGATTATTAATTCTTGTAGGATAATCAAATAACTCACCAATAATATATGAATATGGACTATATAGTCCGGCCAATCTACCTGCAAAATCTACAACATCCAATGCTGTTGGTACACCCGCAACATCAGGTGGTGATGTAATCTTATAGTTCATAGCGATTACAGGAATGTTTCCTGTCGCCATACCTAAAACATCAAATGGGTCTAAATTTGGTTTTGCAGAAATTCCTCCTGTTTGTGGGTCAATTGATGAACTAACAGCATTTACTCTACCAACTGTTTGTTGTAGTAATTCTAACGCAATTCTAGATTTAAACTCCTTTTGTAAATTTGTTGCACTTATTTTAGCTAAGTTTGAATCTTGAGATAACGGCCCATCAGACCCTGTTGGATTATTTTGCAACAAAATACTATATGGTGTATATGTTGAAGGTAGAAAAATAAACGTATTATCTGAATTGGCGTAAGGTAGTTGTAATACTTGAATTACTTCATTGTCAAAATCAATATCAGAATATGAACCAGTTCCTGTTGAATATGTATTTGATAGATATGCCTGTGTTTCACTTTGACCGGCTTGTATTTCTAAAGTACTACCAATAGTGTCATCGATACCATATGGACCAACATTATCTGCCGGTAATAAATCATCATTTATAACGACAGAATCACCATATGATGTAGTACTACCTAAAGCAGGACTTGGTCCATATTTGTTATTTATATAAGTTCTATTTTCAACAACCTGTCCTATATTTTCTAATTCACTATTTACAGTATCAGGAAAACCATATTCGCCTTCATTTGATTTTGTTTGAAAATTAAGATTTATATCAGATTGTCTTCTTTCGGTTTCAGAACCGTATTGATTTATTGTAAATAAGATTGGTCTTTGTTCTTGTGATACTCTTTCTAGACGATTAGAAACTGTGTCTTCGATTGTATAATTTCCTTGTGATAAAAATAATATTCTTAAAGTTCTATACATTTCGACCTCAAACTCACTTTGTCCATTTTCAGGTCTATATAAATTTAATTTAAATAATTGTGGTCTCTCATCTACACCTTCTAATTCTAATCCACTTTGAATTGTATCTGTAAAGTCATATTCGCCAGTTCCAATACTAGAACTTATTCTATATTGTTGTAGGTCATTATTTATTGACCACAAAGTTGTTCCATAAATTTCATCACCTTGCGATGTGGGAAAATATTGATTACTTGCATATAATATCCCTTCTTGAGTATTACCAACAAACTCCAATTCATTTCCAATTGTATATGAAATAGAATATGGTGATTGCGTTCTAAATGATGAAAGTGTTAATACATCATTAATATTATAAACAGTTTGTCCAAAATCTTCACTCGCAAAAACACCCCATTTATTTAATATTTTTAAATCTATTTCTTTTTGATTTCCTATTCTTTCCAAATAGTTGTTAAATGTATCAACAATTGTATATTCTCCTTCACCAATTGTTAAAATATTTTTGTCGTCATTAATAAAATAAACCGAACTTCCAAACCCTGCAATATTATTTTGAGGTTTGTAAACATTTTTTACTATGTGATATAATTCTGAATTATCACCAATCGTTTCTAAATCACTTAAGATGGTATCTGTTAAGTCATATTGACCTTCGTTTGATTTGTAGTTCAGATTTTTATTAATTTGAACCATGTCTCCGTATTCTTCACTATCTTCGGGACCATACTGATTTATTGGAAATAATATTCTTTCTTGTCTGTCTCCAATTATTTCGATTGGTGTTGAATCAACGGGAGTTAGGTCTGTGTAAGTAAATTCACCTTGAGCGGGTTTATCGTCTGTTCCAAAAAAATTAACAACACGATATGATGGCAGATTTCTTGCCAACAATTTTTTTCTAAAGTTTTCTGTAGAATTGAATGAAAGTGGACTTTCCATTAAACTTTATTTGATAAATAGATTATAGTTCAATTTTTTCTAAAGAACACCCTGTTGTTTTTGATAATCTTTCATTTTGTATAGGACCATATCCATCAATTGTTTTTGAAATTGTGGACTTGAAAATATTTTACTCATGTCTGCATTTTTATCACCATCAACTCTTCCTCCAACATTTATATCTATTTTTAAATTTCCATCAATATTTTGTGAAGTCGCACCTTTACTCTTCGCGGAAATTAAATCTTGTATTGTAGATACTTTGTTAAAAGCCTCTGATAAATTTGTTCCCATAGCAACTTCATCTCCAACAATGCCTTGATAAATTTTTCCTTCTGATAAAACTTTGGGTCTACCTCCTTCTGGTAAAAATAAATCATTTACCTTTAAAGCAAAACCATTCTCAAAAAGATTACCTATTGTTTCCATTCCTTTTTGGACTTTATCTATTATCACATTTTGTCTATCTTTGTCCCCTGGGTCTCCATATCCTGTTTGTTTGGTAAATTCATTCGTAGCTTGAGTTTGAACGCCTGTTATTACACCAGATGCACCTTTACCAATTTCGGCTCCTACTGCTTTACCCATGTCTTTAACTCCCGCATTATATGTAGCTTGATTATCAGCCATAGATTTCAAAATTTCTTCTCTTTTTTTCGCATCATTACCAGTCAATGAATATAACACGGCGTTTTTGATTATCTCTACATCTTTTGCATTATTTTCAGTCGTGGTTAATTGTTTAATTGCAATTTGTTTTTCATCTAATGCTGCATTTTTTTGATATTCTTCTAAAGCTTTATCCGCGTCACCCCTCTTAATCATTGATTCGGTCACCTTACCAAATCCAGGTATATCTATACTCACCTCACCACCTTTACCAACTTGAGCCAAACCGGCTAAAAGTTCTCTATTTTCAGGTTTGATTCCATCCAAATTAAATTTATCTTTAATATAATCTAATTTTGCGGCCTCTCTTCCTGTTTTAACTAAATCTTCAAACTTAACCCCCGTAATTGAAGCCTGCTCTCTTAATCTGTATAAGTCTTGTGTAGACGCTTTAAACTCACCGGTTTCCGAATTAAATTGGAAGGCAGCCTGTGTTGATTTTACCAATTCTTTTTGTAATCCTTCCATGTCGTTTTGAGCCATATACATCAACTGAAACGGGTCTGCTAGTTTACCAACTGCACCACCAAGCATTTGAAATTTGGCTGCGGCGTTAATAGCACCTTCAGGGTCAAGTACCGTTTCTTGTAATGTTCCAACTATACCTCCAAAAGTTGTTTTTAACATTTGGGCTTGTTTTGTCATTCGTTCTAAACTTTTCACACCATCTTTAAAACCAAATCCACCAACTTTGTCTATGTTTGTAGACATTTCTTTTACAAATTTTGAAGCATCAAGACCAACTCTTCTTGCTACTACCGCCATTTCATGTATTTTATCTGTTGCCTCTTCTTGTGTACCACCAAAAGAAGTAACTTTTTCCACCATTGAAGCGATTTCTTTGTTTGTCAGCCCTGTAGTTTTTGATAACGCAACCATATTTTCCATCGCAGTTTGAGATGGAAATACAACTCTACCCATAGCATCTGCCAATCCTTCAGTAACTTCTGTTACGTCCTTAAACGAACCTCCAAAATCTTGTATTCCTTTAGCTGCGCCTAAAAGTCTTTCTTGAAACTGACCTATAGTGTCATTTACTCTTTCGGCTGGGTCATTGCTTCTTTTCATCAAATTGAAAACTCCACCCATAGAACGTAAAAGTCCTACAGATGAATTTTCCATAGATGTTAGTTTCTCTGTAAGTTTTTCAAATACATTATCTTTACCTTCGAAAGTTAAATAGGTCTCTTTAATGGCTGTGTTTATATCACCTAGTAGACTAATAAAACCTTTTCCTTTATTTAAGACATCTGAAGCATCGACTTTTTCTCCATCATTGAACATTTTTTTTATTTAATAAATATTTAGTTTTATGTTTTATACTCACTAATTAATTTGTCTATAAAAAATCTTCTTTCAAAAATTGGCATATTAACGCAGTCGTTGTAAGAAAAATTTCCGTATTTTACCAAATAATAAATTTCTTCTAATTGGTTTTTTTTATAGTGAGAAGAAAGGACGAAAAAACTCAGCCCCAAAAGATAGTTTGAAACTAACTTTTTCTCCTGAAGGGGCTGTAATTGTTCTATTTAGGTCTAATTTGGGTTCACAATCTTGTATAAATTTTTGTATTTCTTTTGAATCTTTTATTGGTAAATTATTAACAAATTTTGATATTTCTATTTTACTTGTCTCCCCATCAAGTTCTACAATATGTTTTTCTAGTTTCTTTGTAACTATCGGTGCGGTTAGATTTTTAGGGTATTGGTCTTGTAGTTTTTCTAATTCTCTTTGGTCTCCTAAATTTAATAATTTTAATTTTAGATTTTTGTTTGATATTTTTGTTGTAAAAGTATATAATCCGTTTTCGTTTGGATTATGTATCGGTTCTTCGTAAGTTAATGAATCAAAATTGTACTCAATTGTAAATTTTTGCCCATTAAATGGGTCTACAAGTTCAACATTATATTCAGAACCAAAAGCAGAATTTCTAAGAAATATTAAAATTGCTTGTACATCTACATCCAATAACTGATTAACGTCAAAATTTGGTTCGTAAATTTTATTTTTTAATAGATTATATATTAACCCATCTTTTATAATGTTTGGTGACATCATAATGTTTTCATCCGATGCGGTTAAATAACCGACTTTTATACTTTCTTTTTTTGGTTTGTAAAACACCCCTTTACTAGGTAGTTTTATTACATCATGCGGTAAATTAAAATCCATTTGTCCGTAAATTTGTGATTGCTCCATAGTTTTTTATTTTAAAAATAGTTTTACAATAGTTAATGTAAATAAAAAATCCCACCTGAAAAGATGGGATTGTAATATATTTTATTTTTATTTTAGTATACTAAAATACATCTGTCAGGTCTTAATGTTGCTTTTACTGTGATAAGTCCGTCTTCACTATAACCTAACGAGTCAAAATCAACACTTGTTAAAAATACTCCTTGTAATATCCATTTTTCAACCGCCACACCTGTTGGGTCTAACATTTCTAAATCAATATCTTTTTTGTATCCTGCCGCATAACCCATACGTCCTGTAACTGACTCAGCGTGTAAACGAACCCACTCCATTAGTGCTTGTGATGCTGATGGTCCAATAGGGTCACGGAACGTAACATCAATTGAACCCCAAGTAAATCTACCTGCAACATATGTTGATGTGTTTAAAAATGGAATTTCCACTTCTTTGATTTCAACTTTTGGTCTTGACGTGGATTCAACATACCAAGAGTTAATCCCCAAAGAAGAAGGGAAAGTAATGATAAACCTATTTTTTCTTTTAGGTTCATACTGAAAGGGCATTTTCATTAATAAATCAGCCATATCTTTTGTTTTAAGTTTGTTTTATTTATTTTATAAATATCTAAAAATAATTTTTTTTATTTACTTTTTATTTTTTTTAAAATATTCTATAACTAGAACCTAGTATTTAACTTTTTCTCCTCCTTTAGTTAAATATAAGTTTACTGGATTTTCTTCATATTCTTGATTTAATAATTCAGATATTTTCTCAATATTTCTTAAGTCATCATCTGAAAAACCAATTAATGGTTCCCATATAGGATTTGCATTAACATCATTTTTAAACATCGGTGTCCCCTTTAATTCCATATTTTTTGACAATTCTTTTGCCAAATCTTTGCAATACGAAATAAAGTTTTTAAGTGCATTAAATTTTTCTATTTCAGGGTTTGATGCACTTCCTTTATTAAAGGATACCGGTTCAAAAACACACATGTCTAAATATTCATTTAGTTCTGATGGTGATAATGCTTCAATTTTTGTATCATTTGACACTTTGTTTCCTATTTTTCTGTACTCATTTAAATTTTTCGCTAACTCTCGAGTGTTAATTCCTTCTTTATTACTCATTATAAGGTTGTATGTCGCATCTTTAAGTGTTTCAGGACTATGACCTCTTGCAGTGATGATTGCAAATATTGAACCTCCATTAATACACTCCACAAAATCTTTCCAAGCAGGACCTGTTTTAGCCATCATGGAATCTAATATGAATCTTTTATTTCCTGGTTCTCTAAAATTTCTAAAAGCCCCCAAAGCGTACCCTATGATTTTTTTTCCTCTATAATTAAAAGGTTCGAAACCAATTTTTTCTCGGTACTCCGCAAAGTCTTCAGTTGACATTGGGACTTCATTTTCATCTTCATCCACAACCATAATAGATGTCGGCATAAACATGATGTTGTCGTCCCAATCAAACGCATAATATTTCAAGTCAGGTCGTCCTACCTCATCAAAACCTTCTTTTATGAATTTTTTAATTCCCCTTTTAACCAAACCTTTTAAATTCATTACTTTTTAAGTATTTCTAATAGTTTTTCAAGTTGAATCTCAGTTAAAACAATATTTTGTTTTTTATTAGAAAATGTTTTTTTTCCTGTGTTTGTATAACCAAGAGATTCTTTTATTATTTTTTTTTCTATTTTCATTTTTTTATATTGTTATTTTTATAGGTCATCAAATGAAGCTCCTGCCGGTGTAATTACAAATTCGATGTCAATATATTCTAACGCTCTTGTAGGTTTTATAAATATTTTACCTGTTAAAGTGTTAGAGTCTAAGTCTTCAGGCGTGTTAGATACTTGAACTCTAAAGTCAATAAGACCACGGTCTCTTCTAATTTGGTCTAATATTGGGTTTACTGAATCCAAGAAATCTTGTCTAACTTTTGCATCGTTTTGTTCAAACAATAGTCTAACCGCTACGGCCGAAATTAACTTACGTGCTTGTAATAATAGTCTTCTAACATTAATTCTATCTAGTGCAGATTCTCTTACTTGTAAAGTTTTATTACCCCATATTACTGTACCAACATCATTAAAAGTGGCGATTGGGTTAATTCTTCCTTTATATAATGTATCTCTATCATCTTGAGTAAGATTTCTTCTTGCTCTAATTGCGTTTACCAAACCTCTTGTGTAACCAGCCGATGCGAACCATGGGAATGCAATATTATCAGTTAATGCGAAGTTTCTAACTACCTCTGATGTTGCTGGTATGTAAAGTTGTGTGTTTGATACACTATCTAATGTTAAAATCCAAGGATAATAAGTAGCCGTGTAGTTTGAATCGATTCCTGTTTGTTCCAAATTATCTACCGCCTCAGTTGGGAATATTAATCCTTCAGAAATATCATCGTAGGATGGTAAAAATAAGTTAAAGTCTGGTGTTGTACAAACATAAAGTGAATCAGCTCTATCTATTTGTACCATTTCTATTGCATCTTCAACTAAATTTGAATTGTTAACATAATCAATACCCGGTGTTGCAAATACATTTATATTCGTTCTTTCAGGGTTAGCGAATGTATCTTGACCCCATCGATATGCGTAGTAGTCAGTATTTGCCCAATTTTCTTGATTAGGTCCTGAAATAGATTTGAAAGCTCCCCATCCAGTTGCGGTTGGGTAAGTAACCGAACTTGCAGCTCCATTTATGAAACCAGTTTGACCAAGTGCAAACGTATCTCCGTTTGTTCTATATTCTCTATAAATGTCCCATCCATCAAAACCACCATAAGGTAAAACTGTGAACTTTCTTGTATTTAGTTTATAGTATGGGTTTGTAATATCAGTAGGTTCTGAGTCAAATGAACCAACACCTACATAAAATGCACTTTCTCCTGACGTTGCGTAGGCTGATGATATAGTAACGATAGTTGCTCCACTATCTAAGTGGAAACCTTTTGTTTTATATCCCCACTCATCACCAGTTGTTGCAGTTGCCAAATTATTAGGAATTTGTTTTCCTTTATATTGGAAAAAGTCATAATCAAATCCAATCCCATTACTTATTCCTAAGTAAGCTAAACGTGGATTTTCACCCGAAGATATTACTTGATTATTTCCTCCACTCGTGTTACCAAACGGTGGGTCATAAACAACTTCACCAGGTGTAAAATATTTAGTTTTGTAAGGGACAAATGGTGGAGTAGCGTTAGCGTATTCTCTTGAAATATAACCTTCAAAACCACAAGGTAGTGCGTCTATCGGAGCATCGTTGTTCATTTCTAACATAACATATTTAGACCTAACTTGATACTCACCATTAGATGTACCAATCTTTTTAGCTATAAAACTATTTTGACTTGGGTTCATAGAACAACCACGGAAACTTTCTAAAACAACAACGTTTGAGTCTGTATCGTAGAAATCACGAACTAATACGTCAAACGTTAAGTTATTGAATGAGATATTTGCGATTGATAATTTTACCAACGTGTTAGCCGCGTTACCATCAGATATTAAAACAAATCTAAATAGGTTAAATACTCTACTACCACGTAATTCAGAAACTAAATAAGGGGTTTTAGGTGTTTGATATTGTTCCAAGTAGAAGGCGATACTATCTGAATAGTTCAAATTATTAGAGTCTGTAACTCCAGGTAATTCAACTAAATCACAATATAGTCCTCTAATTTTTCCTTCGTTATATCCGTAATTAAGTAGTGAACTATAAGTTTCTTCAACAAAAATTGGAACATCTGTTCTACTTTTTCCAAAATTACTACCTCCAAAAACTTTTCTCAAAAAGTTTGGACTTAGACTGTTCATTGATGTTTCAAACGAGAAGTTTGTATTTTGATAAGTTGTTCCTGTAATAAGGAAAGTCGATTTAGGGTTTTTAGTAACTCCCGAATAATTACCTGAGCAAACCATTGTAACACCTGTAGTTGCTGAAACTTGAAATAAAGGTCCGTGTTGAGTAGAACTAAATGTTGAAATACCTCTTGACCTCAAAGTTGCAACAACAACTTCATCATATTCACTGTATGGTGAACCTGAATAATTTGTGGTATAAACTGCAACAGTACCTGAGTAAACACCTGAAGCTGGTGTTGATGAAATACCTGACATTGCAACCCCAAAACCAACACCATAGTAACTGTTGTTTGGTGGATTATGAGTATAATCAAATAATGCGTAGTACCAAGGGTCGTTTGTTGTTTGTGCAGACAAAGAACTAGCAGTTGCCCCTGTTAAATTACCAACACCAAATGTTTCTGAGTATAATGTAATTGTTCCTGTACCATTTGTACTAACACCTGTTACTGAATTGAAAGTAGAAGAACTTACACTACCCCAAAATAGTGCGGTATTTCCAGATGTTGCCGCAGAAGTTGCAAAAGAACTAATTCTGTTTGTAACGTATGTTTGTAAGTCTTGATTTACTGAGGAAGTTCCACCATCAAATTGTGTGTACGTGTTGTAAAAACTACCATTTACGTTAATTGCTCCTGGTATAGAGGAAGTGAAAGTAATAGTACCTCCAGTTGTTCCTGTGAATGTTATACCCAAAGGACCTGTTGTACCTGTCGCCCTCATTGTTGCTGGGTTAGGGTTTGCTATTGTAGTAATAGACCAAGATGGTCCCGCATCATAACCAGATAATCCAAGTACTCTTGTTACAAATAATTGATTTGATTGTGTTAAATATGACTTAGCAATATAACCTAATTCATATTTTGGAATTTGTGTGTTTACAAATTTTTCAGGACTAGTACCTCCAAAATAAGCGGTAAACTCATCAAAATTTGTTATGAAAATTGGTTCAAATGCAGGACCACGAAGAGTCTCTCCCGCTAAACCTAATGTAGTAACCCCAACACTTTGAGCTACAAATGTTAAATCTCTTTCTGAAGTATAAACTCCTGGCGAAACGAATATTTTATTAGATGCCATGTTAAATGTAAAGTTTTTTCTTTTATTTTATATATAAATACAATAATAAATTGTAAAAAACTTTACCACAAACCAATATTTATTTCTAAGTAAGAAAAAATTCTACCTTTTTTCTGCCTAATGAAAATTAACATAATGAAAAAAATTAAAAACTTAAAAATTTCAGAGGAAACCCATCAAATCCTGAAAAAATATTGCGAAGTGAATGGATTAAAGATGTATAAATTTTTGGAAAGTTTGATTAAAAAAAATTGTGAAAAGAAAAAAGACTTGTATGGCGAATAATTAAACCAAATACGCAACCGTTTTTATTACAGAAGTTTGCGTAATAAGTTTTTTAAAAGCATTAACAACCAAAGTATCACCATCATTTATTTGGATGACTGATAAATTATCACCTACGTAGTTACCATTTATAAAAACCGAAAACGAGTCGTTACAAACCGAACTTGTTGTTGATATGGTTACTCCCGTTGGGTTAGAAAAAGATGGTATTGTTCCTCCTTGAACACAATATGTCGATGATGTCCCTGATGTAATACCTGAAATCGATATTGGAATACCATTACAACCCGTAAAGTTTAAATTGTTTGATGTATTAGATGTAAATGAAAAATTGTAACAACTTACCAAATTTTCAACTCCCGAAACTTTTAAATCAACCGTATATCTAAAAACTTCAGACAGGGTGGTAACACCAGGAAGAAAAGTCAAATCCAAATCAAAAAAATCGGGTCTTGGTGGTTGTTGTTGAACTCTTCTTGATTTGTTGATAGTGTCCACTTCAAACATCGAAAGTTGTCTAGTAATTGCTGGTGAAACTTCAAACTCATCTTCATCAATCAACAAACCTTTCATGATAAAAGTATAACTTATAATATAGTATTTTCTTTTTCCTATGTCTTTTGCGGACTCATCAGCAACACTTTCCATTATTAATGGAATATAATGTCCCTTTATTTGTCTATAAGCTTGCTTTGATGTAAATTTTTCCATAACAATTTTATTGAACTCGTTAAGTTCTCTCATTCTGTTACAAAATATTTTCACATTATATGTAATGTCAACAGGAATTGGTTGTGGTATTTTATAAACGTCAGCACCTTTTCTTTGACCATCCCATGTTGGAACCGAATAGTAAAAAAATTGTCTTCTGTTTGGAATATTTGCAGCACCTCCCTGAAATGTTCCATATTTAACTTCAGGAGTTCTTACTGTCGCAATAAATGGTAAGGATATATTTTTGTCTAAATCTTGAAAGTCCCATGTTTCAGTAAACTGAGACCAGTTTTGATTTGTAATTATTCTATCTACGGTTGGTACGACCTTTTCTTCCATTACAAGTTTCAGGTCTTCTTTTACAAAATCCAACATACCTCTATCTAAATCTGCATGTAAAACGCCTTTAGGTAAATAAGTACCATAGTCAGTAATATCATCAAGCATTTCTTGACGCCTTTCTCGACCTACCTTTTCAGGTATTAATGGTAATGAATTTTTAACTTTTTTTGGTAATGCCATTTTTAAATTCCTTTAAATTCGTCATCAACAACAGGTGCAGCAACAATTGACCGATAAAATGGTCTATAACCACCGTATGTGTGTTTATTGTCTGACACTACACGACCATCGTCAACAACACTAAAATATCTCACTTTTGATTCTGTTTCGTAATAACCAATATAGTCCCCATAAGAAATATCAATTTCTAAATTGTCCAATTCTTTTTGATAAACACCAATTTTTAAATTACCTGGTTCGCTTTGTGTTAATTTAGAATTTCCATAATCAGTATTAGTTGGCGCCTCTATTTGTACGTAACCTTTAAATTCAATTGGAGCTAAAAACTGTATTCCATCTGATAAAGTTTCACCGTAAACATCGTCGTTGTTTGTTTTCTGCTTATCCACCCTATATAAGACCAAAGTAAAATTCATATCACCACCTAACCATTCTTCACCCATGGAAATATCTAAATCAAAATCTTCTTCAGAAAAAAATTTGTTTAGTCTTGTTATAGGAACTCTTGGTTGTGTCATACTTATAAATACTTTGATTGATTTTTTCTTGAATTTTATTATATTTTAATATACTATGGAAGATTTTGTGCCCAAAACACCCGAATCAAAAGCCCTTTTAATATTAGACAATTATGAAGGGTCAAATAACTATATCCTTAATTTAAAACACAAAAAAGAAAATAGTAAGTCTTTCGTACCCACAAGACCTCAGGCGGATTATATCAATAATTATAACACAACACAACCAAAAGTTGCAAAAAAATGGGTCAAGTTAGATTCATATTTTGGTAAAAAACTTATGGAAGATAAAATGTATACCAAAGAACCTTCTGAAATATATGTTGAAAAGTTGTTAGTTGAAAAGGATAAGGCGTATCATATTTGGGGTAAAATATTTTCGGGAGAAACTTTACACGACTTTTGGATGCCAAAATCAGCATTACTAAAAGATAATGAAGTTAAAAATATTTCAATTGATTATAGTAAGTATGACGTTAGACCACCAATGGAACATCAAAAGGTAGCTATTGAAAAATTGGTTGGTAATAAAAAGTTTATTTTGGCGGATGATATGGGTTTGGGTAAGTTTTTACCGGTCAATACGCCTGTTTATACACCTAAAGGTACTAAAAAAATTGGTGATATAAAAATTGGTGATAAGGTTATTGGTAGTGATGGTAAATCCCATAATGTAATAGGTGTATTTCCACAAGGGTTTAAGGAAACATATAAAATTACATTTAATGACGGGTTTTCAATTTTATCAGGAGATGAACATTTATGGTCTGTTTCATCCCCTAATTACGGTAAAAATAGAAAAAACGAAAGATTAAAAAAATCTTTAGTTTTATCAACAAAACAAATGTATGAGGGAGGTAAAATTAAAGTTAAAGGCATTAACCATAATAAAAATAAGGAATATGAAATTGAAACTTATTATAAATCACCAAACGGAAATAATAAATGGCAAATCCCAATAGTGAAACCAATACAATTTGAACGAAATGATAATCTTATGATTGACCCTTATTTGTTAGGACTTACATTAGGTGATGGTGGTATAACACAAAAAAATATTAATTTTACAACAAAAGACGATGAAATTGTGGGTTATATTGAAACCGCATTACCAAAAAATTCACAAATAGTTAAACAAAAAAATTCAAGATACAGTTATAGAATAACTAAAATCGATGGTTACACAAATGAAGTTATACAAATTTTAAAAAATTTAAACTTGATGGGATGTGGGTCAGACACTAAATTTATTCCCGACATATACAAGTTTTCATCAGTTGAAAATAGATTATCAATTTTACAAGGGTTAATGGATACTGACGGGCATTGTATGTATAATGGTAATAGTTTTATTGGGACTGATTATTGTACAACATCAAAACAACTTTGTAATGATGTTGTTGAAGTAGTACAAACATTAGGAGGAGTTGCAAGAGTCAAAACTTGTATCCCAACATATACTTATAAGGGTGAAAAAAAGAAAGGTAAGTTAGCTTATAGAGTTAATATTAAATTACCAAAGGGTATGAATCCGTTCAGATTAAAACGAAAGGCTAACAAATACATTGAACCAAAAAAATACCCCACCGGAAGATATATTAAAAATATTGAAAAAGTTGGTTTTGAAGAAAGTGTTTGTATATCGGTTGATGCTCCTGATAAACTATATGTTACAGAACATTGTATTGTAACACATAACACCACTTCTACAATTATCGCTTCTTTAGAAACAGGTGCAAAAAAAATATTAATAATTTGTCCCGCATCTTTAAAAATAAATTGGCAAAGAGAGATTGCAAATTATTCAGATAGGTCTGTTTATATCGCAGAAGGTAAGAAATTTTCAGATAAACATGATTTTGTTATTGTGAACTACGACATTCTAAAAAATTTCCATGACGCCAAAGAAAAGGATAAGTCAGAAATTATGAAAATTAATTTTGATTTAGTAATCATGGATGAAGCACATATGATTTCTAATCCACAGGCTCAAAGAACAAAAATTGCAAACGACATTGCAAGTAAATCAAATAGAGTTTGGTTATTATCAGGAACACCAATGACCTCTCGACCTATGAATTATTATAATTTATTAAACCTTGTTGATAGTCCTGTGGCAATGAATTGGATGGCTTATGCTAAAAGGTATTGTAATGGATTCCAATTTAGTGTTGGAAAAAGAAAGGTATGGAACGTTACAGGAGCATCTAATCTCGATGAATTAAGAGAAAGAACCTCAACACACATTCTAAGAAGATTAAAAGAAGAGGTTTTAGATTTACCTGAAAAAATTATAACCCCTGTTTATTTGAGATTAAAATCAAAAGACTACGAAGAATTAATGGGTGAATATTTTGATTGGTATGACAAAAATCCTGAAGAGTCATCGTCACTTACAATTCAGTTTGGTAAACTAATGAAAGTAAGAAAAGTAATCGCACAAGAAAAAATTAATAACACAATCGAGTTAGCAGAGAACATTATAGAACAAGGTAAAAAGATTATTATATTTACAAACTTTACCGACACATTAAATCAAATCTATAACCACTTTGGTAAAACTGCGGTTTATTTAGATGGTAGTTGTTCTAAGTTTCACAGACAAAATGCGGTTGATGAATTTCAAACAAACGATAAAATCAAAGTATTTGTTGGAAACTTGAAGGCTGCTGGTGTTGGTATTACTTTAACATCTGCTGAGGCTGTTATTATGAATGATTTATCTTTTGTTCCTGCTGAACATTCACAAGCAGAAGACAGGTCACACCGCATCGGTCAAAAAAATTCAACATCAGTTTATTACCCTCTTTTTGAAAACACAATTGAAGGTGCAATTTACGACATATTAAATAGAAAGAAAAAAATCATATCAACCGTTATGGGTGATAGTATGATGGATGACGCATCCACAATAGAAGAAATGTTAAACATGATTTCTGTCAACCGATGATATTTATATATCAACAAGTTGCACTTTATGAAAAAATCAATATATGACATATTTTCAAGAAAAATAGATATTATAGAATCTCATCTGAAAGTAGAGTCCAGTAAAAAACAAAAAATTATTTCTGAAATAAAAAAAATTAGTGTAGATAAACTACCATATAGTTATGATTCATTGGGCGGGTTTATTGATGATGTCACTATGAAAACACACTACAACAAACACTACAAAGGTTATGTTGAAAAGTTGAATGTTGAGTTAGAAAAAATTAAAGGAAAAGATTTAGAACTCGAGGAAATAATTTTAAAAATTTCAAAGTTTAATACAACAGTAAAAAATAATGGTGGAGGGGCTTTCAATCACGCACTTTTTTGGAAAATGTTATCCCCAAAAAAAACAACATTAAAAAACCCACTAAAAGGTAAAATCGAAAGTTCATTTGGTACATTCGAAAAGTTCAAAGAAAAATTCGAAGAAGAAGCAAAAACAAGATTTGGTTCGGGTTGGGTTTGGTTAATTCTAACAAAACAGAACAAATTAAAAATTGTCACAACGGCAAATCAAGATAATCCTTTAATGAATACAGAAAAAGAAAATGGTTACCCCATTCTTGGGTTAGATTTGTGGGAACACGCTTATTATCTTAAATACAAAAATAAAAGAGACGAATATATTTCTAATTTTTGGAAAGTTGTTAATTGGGATTTTTGTAATGAACTTTTCGAATCCCAAACAAAAAAGTAAAATAATATTATTTGAAAAGATATTTATATAATAAAACATTATGTCAACAACAGTAATTATTAACGAACCTGAAAGAAGTAAACTTTATAAAAGAATAAGAAATCTTTTAGGTGCCCCTTTGAGAGGTGTTGAGTTGGATGATGAAATGATGGATTCATTACTTGAACTCTCTATTGAAGACTATGAACAACACATTCAAGATTGGTTAATTGAGTCTCAGTGGACGAGTGTTTATGGATTAAATTTAGATGAACAATCCGTAACAAGAGCGCTTACTGTTCGAGATATGAAATGGGAAGACTCTTACACTTACGCATATTCTAAAATTGTAGGTTTACAAGCAGGAGGTGATTGGGTACTTAAAAAAGATTATATTGACTTAGTACCAAACCAACAAATATATGAAATACCCGCAGGTCGTGAACTTAACGAGTTATTGTGGTTTGCAAGACCTGAATTGGACGCTGCGTACTTTGACCCGTTTATGGGTGGATTTGGAGGTTTTGGTGGTATCGGTTTAGGTGGTGGGGCTGGTTTTTCACAAATGGGAACAACAGGTAACTATTTTATTACACCCGCATTTGATATTCTTTTGAGAATGGCGGACATCCAATTGAAAAGAAGAATTATTACTGGTGATTTAACATACAGAGTTACCGCACTACCTGAAGGTAAAAAGGCGATTCACTTGATGAATGTACCTGGTGGTAAGTTTGATTTTGGAAACATGAGAAGAAACGAATATCGAGTTTGGTATTGGTACTACGATACTTACGATAGAGAAGATTGTTTAGAGGCAAACCCTGATGTTGTTAGACTTCCTTCAGACATACCTTTAGAAAAACTAAGATGGGACAAAATTAACGCACCTGCAAAAACTTGGGTGAGAAGATGGTTTACAGCTTATTGTAAAGAAACTTTAGCAAGAGTAAGAGGAAAATTTAGTGGGAACTTAAAAACACCCGATTCTGAATTAACTTTAGAATATCAGTCTTTACAAACTGAAGCGAAAGACGAAAAAACGATGTTATGGGAAGAACTCAAATCTAGATTAGAAAGGTTAAGACCTGAAAAAATGATGGAACAAAAAGCTTTACAGGCTGAAAATCTAAACAAGTTATTAAAATTCAGAGCATTTACTAGTCCGTACAATGTGATATAATTTTTATATTATGTCCATATATAAATCAATACCGACAAAGTTAATCAAAAAAACAAAACCACAAGAAATAAAAATGTTGGAGGATTATGTAATTGTAACTGAAGAAAACTACGAAACTCAAGGAGAAAAATATGTCTTAGTTAAAGAAGTCGAATTTTGTAATTTAAAACTTAATGAAGAAAAAAATTCATATGTCGTTATTAAGTCTATGACTAATTTAAATGTTTACTCAGATTTGCAAATTGACGAAGAATTTGATGTGGTGGAAATGCAAAGAGGAGCTTGTGTAGAATTTAAAAAAATTGGTGATTATTGGTACATACTTTCCTCTGATGGGTTAAAAAACTCTTAGTCGAAACTAAGAGCCATTAAATCACCATCTACATCAAATTCAAAGTAATCATCAATATCTATTTTCTTCTGTTGTATAACAAATTCTTCCATTAACTTTTTATTATTTTCAACCCAATCAACATCCACTAAATCTACAGTACCATCTAAATACATATAGTAAGGGTCAATACCTACGTTTTTCCAAAAAGTTAATTCCATGTCAGATAAGGTTAATACTTCTTCTAACGTATCTTGATGAGCCTCTTTCATTGGGTAACCACGTACTAATTCAGTTTGAGACTTAGTAAATATAGGTCTATCTTTTGGGTCTTCAATTAAAATGTCTTCTCTGATTTCAGGTCTATAAACAACAAGTAATGGTTCGATTCTTTTGTTAAACGCGGCTAAATATCTTGGAACATTATACTCACCCAATAAATCAGGATTCATTTCTATATCACGTTCATCAATCAAATAACAATTTAAAACCAATTCATCTTTTTTCTTTTGAACGTCTCCATGTGATTTTTTCTCACCATTATTAACATAGAAGATAGTATCACCAAGACCTGGATTTTTACCTTCTTTAATCAAAAGTTCCATATGCGCTTGACGGGACATCATATTTCCTGCCTTTGTAGTTTTAGTAATGTGAACTTTGTAATCGTCTATTGATTGTTTTACACGAGCTTTGTTTGCAATTTTTGCCAAAGGAATTTCTCTATTATAAAGTTTGTCCACATATTCATAGTAAAAATCTAAAAACTCACCACCCTTACCGTCTAACAACATTCTAAGACCCTTATCCAAAAATTCAGCAACATATGTTTGAAGTTTTTTAGATTTAATACTATTTCCTGTAAGTTTTACTTTACCCTTATCTGTAAGAAGTGCGTAGTTTTTACGAGCCACATTAATTGTTGATGGCCAAACACCGTCAATATCCAATCCCATTTCACCTCGTAAAAATAAATCATTGTATTCAGCAACATCAGCCTCAGCTCCAACATATTCCTTACCTTCTTTAACCAATCCATTCAATCCCTTTCCAATATACTTATACTCTTCTCTATCTTGTGGGGTTTCAAAGTTTACACCATCCGTGTCCATTACAAGTGGAACATAACCTCTTTTCATAAAGAACATAATCATCTGTCTTAGATATTGTCTACCCGTACAAGTAATCTGTTCACCCATGTCAATATCACCCCACGGAAATACTTGTGGAGCCGATAATGAACCAAAGAATGCATTGATAAAGATTTTAATTGGTAATTGTTTTCTGTCGTAAGAAATTGCAAGTTTTGGGTCAATAGACTTATATTCACTCGCTAAGTTCTTGTATTTAATACGAGTATCGCGAAAATACTTTAACATACTTTTCATTGCTCCTGTCACATCACATTTAGGGAATACGTCGTGAACCAACTGAATAGATGGGTATAGTGAAGAGTAGTCAAGTTTCAATACGTTTTTAGAGAACCCAACCTGAACCAAACGAGAAAGACCTCCTGTAAATTTTCTTTTTTCTAATTTTCTTGGTAATGCCAAGTTATGTTTATATGACCATGCAGCCATAATCATTTTCCATAATGTTGCGGTTCCCATAGTTGAAAGTCTTTCATATGTTGTTGGTACAAGTTTAGACAACAAGAAGTTTGCTTGATTAAACTGCTCATCAACTATCATCGTTTCATAAAGGTCATCGTCCAAGTAGTCCTCAATAATTTTTGAACCTGTAACTAATTTATAAACATCATCTCTTCTTTTACATATTTCATCTATTTTTGAATCAAATCCAACTTTCTTATATGCTCCATTTTCCTTGTTCATCCAATATTCAAGATTATCAAAATAAATTTTACCAATCTTATCCCCTTCAACGTAAACACGATTTGGTTTTTCTGCTTCAATAAATTTGGTAATATACTTCAAAGACCAACTCTTAATATCTGAGTTGATTGCTTGTGCTCTACGAACTGCATGTGCAATATCCACAATATTATATCCCCACATCTGAGTCTGAACGTATGGTTCCATTTCGTTTGCTAACTTTAGGATACCATCTTTTTGTTTCAGTGTATAATCAGGATGTAAGGTTTTTGATATTTTTTTGATGTTTAATTTCAAAATTTCTGCCCGTTTCAAAATAAACGGGAAGTCAAAGAATGCTGAGTTGTATCCCCCAATCAAAGATGGTTTTAACTCATCAATAGTCTTAAAGAAGTCGACAATCATTTGTCGTTCTTCATCTTCATTTTGTGCTGATAATAATTTTAGAAAACCACGATTGTCTTTCATCCCTATCAAGAATATCTTACTTGTTTTGGGGTCAAGACCTGTGGTCTCGATATCGAATACAAACCTGTGGATTTCATCGTATTCATCAAAACCTTTGAATAGTCTTTTACTTTTTTGAATTAAGTATTGCTCAACTGGTGATAATATTTGAATTGAGTCTGTATTATCTCTACCCCACGGGTCTAATCCTCCACCTTTAAAGAAGTTTACAAGATTGGAGTATGACTTTGTTGTTTTAACCAAATACCTCAATCCGTTCTCTAAACGTTCATCATCATGAGTATCAAGTTTTTCTATGATAATACCATTTTCACTCATCGCACGTTTTTGTGCGTGTTTGTCGTTCTTGTAAAAGTTTTTACCTTTCAAGTCTCCAACCCAAGCAAATGGAATAAATGTATCGGGACGTAATAATTTACCCTTAACAGGGTCTTGGATTACTTTATAAATTTTAGATGTTTTGTAATCGTATTCGAGTGATACGATATATTTTTCGTCGTCTTCGCCTAATAAAAAGCGTTCAATTTCTTCTTGTGGAACCATAATATACTATTTAATTTTGGTGTATTTGCTGTCACATGAGCGTAACATTTACCTTTCTTTAAAAGTATAAGAGTAAGATTTATCCTTGTCAAATAATATTAATATATAATTCTTCTCTGATTGGAGAAATTAATTCACCATTTTCTAAAACAACCAAAAATTCTCCAATAAATCTACCTTTGGTATTTGTATCTCTACCTCCCCATTTATAATAAATGTAAAATTCCCACGGAGAGTCAGGGTTTCTTTTGTCTTTGGTTGTTAAATAAGCATCTTTCATGAAAATTTTGTACAAACCGGTGTCTTCATTAACCATAGAGAATCTAAGTGTTGCGTTATCTAAAATACTATTCATTTCATCATAAGCATCAGTTCTACCGTCCATGACAACATCCATTTTAATTATTGGTAAATTGGTGTTTTGTTTTATATAAAATTCCATCTTTTATTTTATAATCATTTTTTATTAACAACTAGTAATTATTTGTACAACTACGCCATTTTGAACGTTCAATATTACATAGTTTGAAGACACTATTGCGATATAATAACCGGTAAAGACATAATAATTACAAGTTGTTGTATTGCCATAGAAAACAGTACCGACTTGTATTTGTGATGTGTCCATATACATTAATCCAATACCACCATTCAATGTACATGCCGAAGTTTGTAAACATGAAAGAGTTGAACACGCTGAAGAATAATTTGCGGTAAAATTTCCGTATAATGTTGAACTCAGATACAATGTTGGTGAAACAAAATTATGTGTTGCCGAACATGGTATTGGTGTTGGGTATGGAGGGCATTCCAAACATGAACCTTGACCGTAGACTAATCCATTCCATGTAACTGTCGATGGCCCTGTAGTTGGCCCTGTTATTAAGTAACATTCACCATTCGTACCACCAAGAACATAATAGTTGTCTAAATTTTGGTATTGAGATGGTACTGACATTACCTCAGCATTAAATTCACCCGAACACGGTATTGCTTGTGCAAAAATGTATGAAGGTGTCGGTGAAGGTGTAGGTGTTGGAGTAGGTGTTGGAGTAGGAGTCGAAGTCGGAGTAGGCGTCGGAGTTGGTACGATGTCAGGAGCCAAACAATTAGGACACCAGTAATTAAATAAGTTAAATTTTTCTTTTAAAATTCTAAAATTATGTTGAACCATTGGGCTGCTCATAGGTTCAGTGTACATTCTAAACTGAGAAAGACCCCCCATAAATGTTCCCCCAAAAGTTTGTTCCATCAAAATCTCTGTTGTGAGCCCACTATAGGTTGTTGCCGATAAAATTTCATCAGGAAATAATTCTGGGTCTTGTCGGTATGGTCCTTCAGTTGGAATATAGTTACTCGCGTAGGTTAAAGTACTTGCGGTTGAGGCGGTAGTAAAATAAGGTATAGTGTTAAATTTAGTATTTATTGTTCCCGACTGACCAGTTATTCCACTTAAAGTAATCACAGTACCACTACAGGCGGTATAAACTAAATTTGTATTTATATTTCCAACCGACCAATTCCAAGTTGAGCATTCATCAAAAATTAAACTATCATGAAGTCCCTGAGTTCCACCGCCCCATGAAATATTAAAAGGTACTCCAAGTTGTTTTTCTTTTTCTGTGTTTAGTTCTCGAGGGATTATTTCTTCAAAATTTTCTATTACCATAAACAAGTAACCATTAACATAAATTTTTAATCTCCCCATTCTATACCATTCATCATCAAACCATTTTTTATCAAAAACTACTCTGTAAACTTTATTTTCTTTTGTTCCTCCTGAATGGGTTTCAGGTGGCATTATTAAATTGTATGAAGTTCCATTAAGGATAGACTGATACGTAACTTGCCTTATATCCCCTAAACCACCTAAGTTCAACAAATCACAATCTTCTATTGTTGTATACCTTTCAAATACGGCAGTTACCATAACCCATCTATCGGTTAGAATATTTTGACAAACGTAGTCACATATGTCATATATTGGTGGGCTACAAACTTCAGTAATAGTATAACCCGATTGGAAAGTAATACCTGTTGTTGAACAAGTACCGGTGGTTACACAGTCTCCTGTAATTCTTAAAACTTTTACACAAATACGAGGGTCCGCAGGACAACCGCTAAACCTAATAGATAGGGCATTTGAAAGTGTATCTAATTTAGGGTCTAATGGAGGTACAGGAATTTGTTCAGTACACGCACCACAACCACAACCAATATTATGGTGGGCGGTTGTTGCACTTTGTGGGTATAACAACACACAATTAGCATTAGTAAATGCTGTTTGAGCACATGTACAACTATTAAGACTTGTTAATCCAGAGGTTACTCTTGTGTACCCACTGTCAGATGCAGGTGAACCAGCAGCAAAATGATAATATTTATTCTCTGCTCTTGTACCAAAAAAGAAAAAAGTACCAGCGTTATACGGATATCTCGTGTTAAGATATTCTTCCGTGTTAGTATCTATAGAAAATTCATCAATAATTCTAGGTTTTATTACGGTTTCCATAGACCACCCTTTGTTTAGTCTTTCTGGAAAAACTTCATAATCGTATCCAAATAATTTGTAGAACCCTTGATAAAAACCACCATAAAGTTCTTGATAATAGTTTACGGTTGGACCTGTTTTAGATACGATATTATAAATAACATTTTTTGGTCGTCCTGAAAATACAGTATTTGGCGGTAAGGTGTATCCTGTAACCATGTGCATTTTCATTCTTCTGTCATAATAGTGAGGATGAAATTTATAATCATCTCTAACTCCCATGGTATAATATAAAGTTTGACCAGTCATACCTGTATATAGCCCATTATCTGTGGCAGTTAAACCGATATCACAACTACCTGTGAACGCAGATATACAAGTTAAATCTACACTATTTGGGTTATAATAATTTTTTGACACTAAAGTTGCTCCCGTGTAAAAATTATCAAAACTCATTATTAACTGTGGTGTTGTTAACGTATTGTCCAAATCATAAAAAATTGGTAATCTATTTCCATCATCTTTGGCAATAACATAAGGAGAAAAAACTACTTCTTCATCATAGTCCCTTTCATCGGCAGCCAAAGTTAAATCAAAATATCTACTTGAATTTAACAAAGACTTATATCTTGGGTAATAATAGGTATTTAAATTTTGAGTTGGCATCGTTTTTTATGATAAATACTTTGTATCGAGTATTTATAGGTAAACGATAGAATGAAAACATTTAAGTATTCAACTAAAGAAAGGGCAGAAAGAGTTGCCAAAAGTTTAGGATGTGTCGGCTCTCATTATCATAATGAAAATGGTGAAAGAAAATATATGCCTTGTAAGTCGCATGATATTTTTTTGAAAAAAAATAAAGAAGACAAAAAAGGTGAAGAAAAAGAAGTGACAGAATTGGTTGATACTGATGGTACATGGCTTTCATCTAAGGTTCCAATATTGTCACCAGCAAACAACGGAATCGGAACTAAAACGACTGACCAAATAGTTCCAGCCGCGAGAAACCCAAGAGACCCGTTGTTAAGAGGGTGGTATGGATATTATGGTGAAGGTCACGTAAAAGAAATAGATATGTCTAAAGCGTATGGGTATGAGGATACAAAAAATATGGACGCAAAAAGAACTTTAAAATATTTCAAAAAAAAATTAAAAATGGACCCTGAAGATGCCGAAGAAAGAGTCGACGACCAATTCGGTAAAAATGAAAAAAGAGATAAAATGTCAAAGTTTAGAAATAAAAAGGGTTTTGTTGGTCGACCTATTTTAAAAGAAAAAGAAATTGACGAAAGTGATATTGCGGAAGATATTTTATTTGATAGGCCGTCTGATTATGAGTTTGAAAAAAATGAAGATAAAGAAGTTATCCACCCATTATTAGTAAGAAATATTAAATCCTTAAAAAAATTAGCAAAAGAATATAACATTTCAGTGGCTGAACTTATTCAGATGATTAAAAATGAACAGTAACCTATATAACAGAATTGTAATAATTCCTGATTCACTAGTTAAACATCTTGGTGATTGTTTTGGTGGCGTAGAGGGCAACCAAAATGTTGAGGGTTATAATAGGAACCAAGAATTAAGAAAGTCTAAGCAGGCAACATATCAACAAGTTAAAAGAATTAAAAGTTGGTTTGATAATTATAATGGAAATAAAGAGGACGCCCCGTTCATTCTTAATGGTGGAGATAGAATGAGAAATTGGTGTGATGAGGTTTTAAGAGTTTGGAGAGAAAATGATAAAGGTGGTAAAAAAACTAAAATGAATGCAGGTATGCAAAATCAATTTATAGACTCTCACACAAAAGACAATTTAATTAAAAACCCTTTGGATTCACATTCTACAACTTTAAGTAGTATTGACCCAAGAGTTAATGAAGAAGTAAAAATAATTAATAAACTTATAAAAAAAATATTATAATGGCAACACAATCAGATAAATTAGATTTTTCACAACCTGACAATGGGTTGTCAAGAATTGCTGAAGAACAAAGAAAAAGACTTTTTGCTAGAAACGATTTTAAAGATTCCAATCCATACTCGTCTATACATCCCGATGCAATTGCAGATGGTGATAAAATTGGTAGAGGAACTGGTGGTGATTTAGATGTTTACAACCAAAACGCAGGAACTTCTACCGATATAATAGAAAGAAAAGACGATTTAAAAATAAACAAATTTTCATCTAACAATCCATATTATACCGTAACGTGAGACTACTAAAAACACTTACAAATTTAATTACCGAAGCGGCACCTCCTGATGAGGTTCAGGATAGTATTCGCAAAAAAAAGGTAATTACTATAAATTACGATGGTGAAGAATATGGAAGAGGATATCGTGATATAGAACCTGTTTGCTTTGGTTTTACAAAAAACAACGAACCTGTATTGAGAGCTTGGGAAAGACAAGGTGTGTCACACTCTAAAGTTACAAGAAACAACCCAATCCCTGGTTGGAGATTTTTCAAATTAGCTAAAATATTGACTTATCAACCACAAGGTGATACGTTTACTGAAGTGAGACCAGGGTATAATCCAAATGGCGATAAACTTATGTCAAGAGTTATATTAAATGCAGTTTTTGACAATAACGAAGAAAATATAGAGTAAAATGAACACAACAAACGATTTAATGCAGAGACTAGCAGTCTCAAAAAAAATAATGGATAAACACACAGAAATCAAAAGGGGTACTGCTCAATTTCCAACTAATACTAATTTACAAGAGTTTGAAACACCTCAAGCAAGTTATAATATTCCACAAGAATTTTTATCAGAGACAACAACTTCCACTACTAAAAATTTTGACCCAACTAAACCGTTGGATGAGAGTAGAATTATGAACTCTAAACTTCCTGATGAAATCAAAAAATTAATGATAGAACAGCCAATAGTACAACCAAATATGACCGCAAATACAGCGATACCTGATGAAATTATCGAGGGGGCTCAAAGATTAATGAATATGAATCAAAATAAAGAATCGGTCAAAAAAGAAACTCAACAACAACCTAAATCACAACAAACAAACCAATCTCAAATCAACGTTAATGAAATGAAAACTATGATTAGAAACATAGTAAGAGATACTGTAAGGGATGTTATTAGAGAAGAATTGGAAAGTGCAGGTCTAATCGCTGAGTCCACAGATAGTACTAATGAAACAATACAATTCAAAGTTGGTAAACACGTATTTGTCGGTAGAGTTACAAAAGTTCAAAAATTAAAGTAAAATTCATAATTGATTTAATTAAAAAAAGGGATTATATTTTTATAAAAAATTAATCCTAAATATGAAAAAAATTAAAGTTCTTGTTCTACCTAGTGACAAAACAGGAGTCGGAAAGTTCCGTTCTATTGACCCTCACGTTTGTCTTCAAAATAACTACCCCGAAGAATTTCATGTTGATATCGACTACGAACCTAAAGTAAATGATTATAATTATTGGAGGGAGTATGATATAGTACATTTTCACAGAACAATCGGTCATGAATATGATAACTCAGCAAATTTAATCCAAAGACTAAATTCTATAGGTATTATAACTATAATGGATTTAGATGATTATTGGCTCCCAACTAAAGAGCACCCTGTCCACCATATGGTAGTAGCTGCAGAAATTCATAAAAAAATTATTAACAATTTAAAAGTCGCGTCTTACATTACAACCACTACAACAATTTTTGCAGATGAAATAAAAAAGTTTAACAAAAACGTATATATTTTACCTAATGCCATTAATCCAAAAGAACAACAGTTTCAAGCTAAAACAGAACCATCGGATATTCTAAGATTTGGTTGGTTAGGTGGTTCATCTCACTTACATGATTTAAAATTATTACACGGTACGTTTAATAGACTTTCATCTTTGAAAGACAAGTATAGTTTGTATTTATGTGGGTTTGATATAAGAGGAACTGTTACTGAAATTAATCAGCAAACAAAGGAACAAAAACAAAGAGACATTAGACCTGAAGAAACTGTTTGGGCTCGGTACGAAGAAATATTTACAGACAATTATAAATTTGTAGATGAAAATTACAAAAAGTTTTTGATGAAGTTTACAGAAGAAGAATATAAAACAAACGAACATTTATTTTATAATCGTGTTTGGACTAAACCTGTTACATCATATGCTACAAATTATAGATTATTTGATGTATCAATTGCACCAATCAAAAATCACATTTTTAACCGAGTAAAATCACAATTAAAAGTGATTGAAGCAGGATTTTATAAAAAAGCGTTAATTGCATCAAACTTAGGCCCATACACCGTAGATTTAAAACATGCGTTAAAAAATGGTGAATTTACAGATGGTAATGCTCTTTTAGTTGATGAACCAAAAAATCATAGTGATTGGGCCAAAAACATGAAAAAGTTAATTGAAAATCCTAATTTTGCTTACGATTTAGGTCAAAGACTTTATGAAACCGTTAAAGACACATATGACCTTAACGTAGTCACAAAAAATAGAGCCGAGTTTTATAAATCCTTAATTAAGTAATAATGATTAATATTCCTATAACAAAAATTTTATTTATTGACATTGAAACTGTTGGTATATGTAAAGATTGGAAGACTTGTCAAGAAAACCATCCTAAAATTGCAGAACAATTTGTAAAATACTTTGATTGGTTTTTAAAACGATTTCCTGAAGATGACATTGAGACAAATGGTCTTGAAGAAGAACTTCAAAAAATGAATGACGTTTATTCTTCAAGAGCGGCACTTGTTCCAGAGTTTGCTAAAATTGTTTGTATATCGATGGCATTTGTTTTAGAAAACGGTGAAGTAAAAAAACAAACTTTTAAAAATGACAACGAAGAAGATTTATTGTTGGAAGTTAGAAATTTATTAGACCGATGTCACAAATTAGATTTTTATTTGTGTGGACATAATTTAAAAAACTTTGACATTCCTATGTTGGCAAAACGTATGATTATTAATAATATTATGCCATCAAAAATACTTCCTTCATACGACACTAAACCATGGGAAGTAAAAGCAATCGACACCAAAGAAATATGGCAATATGGTTCGTATAGTTCAATTGGTTCTTTAGATTTAATGTGTTCTTGTTTAGATATTCCAACACCAAAAGATGGTGAAATAAATGGAGGTATGGTTCATCAGGCGTATTGGAATCATAATAGACTGGATGAAATTGCAACTTATTGTGAAAAAGACGTTGAGGTATTAGTATCAACTATAAAAAAATTTAAAACTTTAAAATAATGTTTGAAAAATTTAAAGATTTCAAAAATAATATAAAAACAATCAAAGACCTACAATCTAAAATGGGTGATATTGATATGTCTAATCCTGAAAGTATGTTAAAATCTATGGGAATTGATATTGATGACATTAATAATCATTTTGAACAAACTCAATTTATTGATAGAAAAGTTCCTTTGGAGTTTATTAATAACAGTAACAATCAAAATCCTGAG